GTCTGTGTAGCTTTTACCAGTGGCAGTATCTATTACTTTATCAAAAGCTTGTTTTCTCACAGCTGCAATACCAGCCTCTTTTTCGGCTCTTTCTTGTGCAACTCTTTGTTCAGCGGCATCAAGTTTTTGTTTTGCTTCTTCTAAAGCCATATCTGTTTGTACAGGTGGTGCTTCAATAAAACCAAAACCTGTTGGCATATCTATATTTAATTCTGCGATTTGCTCTTGTTTAACTTTTGCTCTAGCTTCTCTTTCTTCTGGAGTCATGGCTAAAATATCTTTTGTGCCACCTATAATATCTGTACCAATTAAATTTCTTTCTAGTGCTTCAACTAGATTTTTACCCGCTTTAAGATCTTGAAAAGTTGTGTAAGCAACATAAGGGGCAACAGCTAAACCTAAAGTTTTAAAACCAGCTGATAAGTATTTTGCTTTTCCTACATCACCAGGAATAGATTTTGCTACATCGTACATGGTAGATATTATTGGAAGCTTGGCGTTTAGTTGTGTAACATTTTTTACATTTCTTTCAGCAAATTTTTCTAAAGTTTTTCTTTCTACAAATTTTTTTAAATCTTCAACTTGTTTTTCTGGAGCGATATCTGGAGCTCCAACCTTAACACCGCCTCTTTCAATCTGTATGCCTTCTGGTTTTAAAATTCTACCCGCTGTCTGAAGATCCATTTTACCAGCGTCAACTCTGCCTTCAATCAGAGCAGCTAATTTATTTTTGTCTCTTGTTAATAATTGTAAATCTGCTGGTGAAGTTTTAACGCCTTTAGTGTGATGTTTTTCTATCGCTGCTGATATACTTCCTGGACCACCACGACTTGGAGAATCTAACAAGTCATTTAATAGTTGATCAAATGTAGGGACTTTTTCACCTGCGTCTGTAAACAACTTGTTTAACACTGGTATGTGATCTCCTCTTGTGTCTTTCACAATATCCACATACTTAGCCACTTTTTTAAAATTAGGATGTGCCTTAATTGATGTGCCACCTTTGTAGTCAGAGTGATAAAATTTTTTACCTCCACCAGCTTTAGTGTTGTCTTGAAAACCAATTATTTTTTGATTTTTATAAATGGGAACATATTCAGAAACACCTGTATCTGCAAGCTGTTGTAATCTAGCTCTTTGAAATGTAGTCAATAAATAGTTTTCTGGTTTCATAAATTGAAAACCAAAAACGAGTTTAGGATTTTCTTTAACTAAATTAACTGCTTGTCTATAAAGTTCAGGATTAACTTTTCTATCAATTCCAAATCTACTTTTAGTAAAATCAAAATCAACATCAGTAAAAGTTGATTGTAATAATTTTTGTTCAGGTTTACTTAAAGGATTAGTTAGCGCTTTTGAACCTGTGCCAGTCCCTACAGTTTTAAAATCTTTTCCTCCTCTTGTTCCTGTTTTTTTAATACCTCTAATTAAACCCTTTGCCATTGTGTTACCTGGTGTATTAGATGGATATCCTCTACCAGGATATTTTTCAAAGTCAGGTGCAGGCAAATTTCTTTCTTTTGCTTTATTAGTAATAATTTCTCTTAACCTCGTTAAATTTTTTTCACTAACGCCTTCTACTTTTCTTTTAGTTTTAACGGCAGCTCCTCCTGTAGGAGGTCTTGTAGCCTCAAACTCTTTTACTTTCTGCTCTAAGACACTTTTGTCTTTATCCCTAAGTGTTACTTTTTTTCCTCTTCTTGATAAAGTTATTGCATAGAAATCTTTATACGGGCCTTTTTTATTTAAAGTTATTCCACCATCACCATAATTAGTTCTACCTCTCTCTTGAAGCTCTAACATTTCTTCTACCTCTTCTGGGTTTTCTAAATACTCTTTAAGTTTTTCAAATCTTTTCTTTTTTCTTTTCTTAAGTTCTTCTTCTGGTTTTCTTTTAGGTAGGACTTCTTTGTTTTTTACAGAGCCACCGCCGTTAAATTTAGGGCGAGTGAGCCAATCGATTGCATCGTTGTAATGTTTTATTTTCATTATTCTCCTAGCATGTATGCTAGCCCACCACCTGCTTTTTTAAGTTGAGCTTCTCCAACTTCTTCTAGAATTTCACTCATAGAATCTAAACCATCTTCAATATCTTTCATCTTACCTTCAGCATCTGGTCTTACTGTAATCTCTTCGTAGTCTGCCGACAGTCTACCCTCTGGGGTATTCTTTGGTGTTCTGTAAGCCAACACTTCTTCTGACATTGTTCCTTCAACCATGTCATCACCTACCATGGTGCTGCCTTGTTTTTGTTTTTTGATAATAATATCTCCAGTAGTTTGATCTTCTACCATTTCATAATTTTTATATCTCTTACCACTTTCTCTCTCGATACTTGTAAGTCCTGGTGCATCATCACCTAGCCTTCTAATTTTATCTACAAGTTTAAAAAAATAAGCTGGAACCTCTTTGGCTGTCTCAGCCACGACAGGTGCTGCTTGTTTTAAAGGTGTCACAAACTTTCCAAGAATAGGAATAGATGCAAGTCCTCCTAAAATTTTTACAAACGTTCTTCTGTCTGGATCAACCGGACCACCTTCTTCAAATCTTTGTAAGAACGTAGCGCCTACATTTCCTGACGGGGCCATGCCTACACCAAGTATACCACCTCCCTTTGTAGGGAAGTTAAATCCAACACCTAACTCTTGTGCCCCTCGACTTTTTAAAAATTCTCGTAACTCTCCAACACCACCCTCTGTTGGAACTTTTTGCATTTGTGGCATTGGAAAAATAGGTTGAAAACCTGTATTCAACATATAATCCATTGGATCTCTTCCTCCCATTTCTGGCTCTTGCTCTGGTGTGGTAACTTCTTCTTCGTCTTCTTCTTCAGGTAAAGTTGGACCAATAAAAACGGATTGTCCGCCTGTAGCAGCAGGTAAACCTGCACTACCACCACCACTAAAATCTTCTCTATCTTTTTTCTTTCCAAATTTTTCTTCAAATCTTTTTATAGCTTTTTTATTTTCTTCCATCATTCTTTTAATATTCTCTTCTTCTGTAAGTTTAGGATCAATCATAGATTTTTTCTTTTTAGTCTCAGCTGTAGTTTTGGGAGCCTTACCAATGTTAGTATCTTTTGCTTTACCTTTACCCATTAAAAAATCCATAATACCTTCAGGTGACATACTTTGTGTTTTACCTTCAATAGTTACAGATAGCTCACCTTCTTTAGGAACTACTTTTGGTTTGAAACCTCTAAAAGGTTTATCAGGATCCATCTTGTCTACGCCTTTGAAAACAGGATCTATATTCTCCATTTGTTTTCTAGCTTCTTTCTGAGCCATGTCTTGAATCATGTCTCTTTCTGCTGGTGTTGGAAATCTACCTCTGTCTTTTACGAATCTTCTAAATGCTAGCTGAAATATTTCTTTAAATAAACTTGGCATAATCAATAATAAGTTCTGGGCCTAGTTGCTGTTGTCTCCTCTATGTAATCTTCAGGGTGTTGTAATAAACCACTCTGCCTAAATCTTAGTAAAGCCTGTGTTGTACAGTCAACAAGGTCGTCGTGATCCCCATAAGGAAACGCGGCGCATTGTTCAACGACCTCCTCAGCAAAGTCTCTATCGGGTGCCCAAACTATCCCTGACTCAAAAAGAGGAGCCACGCTGTTTACTCTAGAATGTTTATCATTTCCTTTGGACGGAGTAAAGGCGAAAACGGGTATGTATAATTTCCTAAACTCGTCAATCAAAGGCTGTCCAGATGCCTTTGCCTCAATCACAACCATATCAGGTTTCCAATGATGATATTGTTGTAAAGCCTGCCTTCTAAGTTCTGGGAAGTCAAATCTATCTTTTACAGCGTCTAATAGAATAATATTGGGTAATGAGTCTTCGTATGGATAGAATAAACCCCAGGTGGTTATAGCTGAAAAGTCGGCGGTCTCTTTTTTGGAGAAGGCGGTATCGTAAGATTGTAAAACGTAGCTTAGTTGTGGGACCTCTTTGCCTTGATACATGTTCCACCAATCACGTTTAATTAGAGCCCCTTGCTCTGCTACAGGATTCTGCATCCATTGTGCATTCCATTTGCCTGCAGGTAGAGAGGCTTGTACCTTTTCTAACTCTTCTATGGTCCAATACTGTGGCCACACTGGTTCGCTTCT